ATCCACTCAGAACGAGGCTACCTGGGCTTGAACTTCACATTGTTATCTTGGACTTTATGTTTAATTATTTGACGCATCAGGAAATCCCCTGAAGCCAGGATGATCGGAATGGGTCCAAATATCAATACGGTCGGAGCGATGGTAATGGCCACACCCACCTTCTGACTTAAAGAAAGATCCTGCATATATAGTAATGTATGGTTATTCTGTCTGGCTGGTGCCACTGAATCATCGTCTTCTGACCAAGGTCTACAAGTTCAGGCACATCCCACACATCACCATCTCGACCAATCACGCGACCATTCCTGATCCAGACAACCTCGGGAGACTATACAATGTCGTGAATTTCAGGCCGTACGGAAAGATCGGAAAGCAGTATGAGGTCGATCCACTGCATTCACTTGGATGGGAGTGTGAAGTGGATGATTTGGACATCAAGCACACGCCTCACCTGAGTCACTTGTATTCATTCTTTCCCTACAGCAAAGTATATTCAGTGTATCCCACGCCGATGCGGTTGATCGCTGAGGTCTGTGTGGCGGACACCCGATCCCCCGATTGGGATGAGTGGAAGATAATTAAAGAAAAGATTCCAAGATAAAGTACAATGGCTTTTTTACCTTTTCTTCGGCATGGCGATCTTTATGATCTTCTGGACACGACGTCCAAGGTTCTGAATGAGCTTCCCAACATGGAGAAGCAGTTTAATACTAAAATGGCTGACAGATATCTATACAAGCGTACCCACACCACAGATGAGGGTTTTGAGATTGAGATGCACCTTCCCGGTGTGGGCAAGGACAACATTCACATCATGCTTTCTTCGGACGACCACGAGGTGACCGTTGGCTACGGTGAGAACCGAAGTGCCTCATTCGATTTGCCCAGTTACGTGGATGTATCGGATGAGGGTTACAAGGCTAGTTACGTGGATGGTGTGCTCAAGCTGTTCTTCAAGATGCGAACTTCGGACAAGAAGCGTCGCGAGATCAAGCTTGATTAGACAAACAATGTTCCACCGAGTCCGCCTTGGCAGCGGAAGACATTAAAGTTTACCGCGTAGAGTCTTGCTTTACGCGATACGCTATTATCAACAAGAGTTAGTTCGAAAATCTGACTGGAAATTCGGCTCATGTTGACCGTACCGGAAGGGAATGTACCAGAATTTTGACCCACACTAAACACGTTCACCTTATAGCTTGGTGTCTGTGTGTAGTATTCGTAGGGCTGAATGGCTCTCATTTTCATTTGATCAAGGTTAAAATAGTTTTGTCCATTGAAGAAAAGTTTCCACCGCGTCACTTGATCGTTGGAGTAACTCGAATAATTTGAACTTACGCCTGAACTATAGTCGAACACGCCATCGGTCCCAGAGTCATTTTGTACGACCAAGATGAATTCTTTTACGGGATTTTCAAATTCGGTTTTGAATCGTATCTGATTGAGATCATTTAAAGTCACTCGTGCAAGTTGTGTTTGTCTAATTACGTAATCCATTTGTTTTCCAAGGAAAAATTGCCTATGTTCTTCCGAAAGATAGGCAGCCTGTAGGTTGACTTCGATATTAGGAAGTGTAACACTGCCAAGTTCGGCTTGATTTCTCAAGACGAGTCTCAAATCAATCGTGTGTCTGTTCAGAGCCAAAAGAGGGAAAGCATTTTCGTATCCTTTTCCAAAAAATGGAAGCTCAACAATGAAATTTTTCGAAGGCGCACTCGTGCCGTAGGAGGTTGGTGAGACATTTCTAACCAAGAGGGTATCATTGCTATTTCGCGTCCTCTGTGAGTCCGTAAGATCCGACATAATCGCCATGTATTCTCCAGTAAGACTCACGATGGTCTGTCCTCCCACCAGAAGTTCTGCACGTTCTATGAAAGCATGAGCGGCATCCTGTGGGACTGTCTGTGTGTTTACATAACTGAAATTCAGAAAGAAACCCGTTATGATATCACATGTGTCATTGTCTATTGTACAAATACTCGATCCACCAAAACGGATATCAGAATTAAAAGCCAGACGAAGGTTCTCGGACGTGTACCCCGCGCGATCGGTGAAAACTTTTTGATAATAACTTAGTTCGGGCGTTCCTGTCAGAAAGGTGTCTTGGTATCCTGTGACGGCAAGCCGCATACTATTATGATGTGTCAAAAAAAGATTTCAAAAAATACATACGACTAATAGATATGAACATTCAACTCAAAAAATTTAACCCTGCCACTATGGGCGACGACAAGGTGTGTGTGTTTATTGGCAAGCGTGGCACAGGGAAATCGACGTTGGTGACAGACATCCTCTACCACAAGAAGCATCTCCCGGCAGGCGTGGTAATGTCTGCGACCGAGGAAGGCAATCACTGGTATCAACAGTTCATTCCGGACTTGTTCATCTACGGTGAATATGACAAGGACATCATCGAGAGGGTCATCGACAGACAGAGGAAGATGGTGAACATGAAACCGCCACCAGGAAAGAAGGAACTGACGTCCAGGGACATTGGAGCCTTCATATTGATGGATGATTGTATGTATGATCGACGATTTCTGAAGGACGCGTGTATTCGCCAGTGCTTCATGAACGGTCGCCACTGGAAAATCTTTTTCATGTTGACGATGCAGTACTGCATGGACCTCAGTCCGGATCTCCGCGCCAATGTGGATTACGTGTTCATCGCACGAGAAAATGTGATCCAGAACCGAGAAAAGTTATACAAGGCATTCTTCGGAATCTTCCCCAACTTTGATATGTTCAATCAGGTGATGACGGCGTGTACTGAAAATTACGAGGTTTTGGTGCTGGACAATACGTCCAAGTCAAACCGGATCGAGGACTGCGTGTTCTGGTACAAGGCAAAGATTCATCAGAACTTCCGTGTGGGATCTCAACAATTTTGGAGCCTCCATCAGAAGACCTACAAAAAGGCAGGAGGCGCCACCAAACCGGGTCAGGATCCCAATGATGTCAAGAGAAATAGGAACTCTCAAGCCCTTCAGGTGAAGAAGTTGAAATAATTATTCAGGAAGCGACGACCTCCAATGGAGGTCAGAGCAGGGAACACAATGGAGACCAAATCCATCGCACTCACGACGACCGCGCTCATTGACTCGGGGTTGGTGAGCGAGAGCAAGGCAGATGCGCTGGCCACTCACCTCAGCAAGGGCGCCAAGAACTGGTGCATCAAGCAAATGAAACCCGGCGACGCGAACGAAAACCAAAAGGAGCTACAAAAGTTCAACTCAAAGGTTTGGATGGAATATCTTGCCAAGAGGAACTACATTTTCGATGTTACCGACAGCGGGGTGGTCAAGCGCAAGACACCACTGGTGGAAAAGCAGGAACGCCTTTTGGAGATCAAGAACAAGATGGTTGGTGAAACGTTTGTGCCACCCATCAAAAAGGTCAGCAAGAGACTTCTGGATCAGGCACGACTCAACAGACTTCTCACTTTAGTCAAGAAAGACATCGACGAGATGGAAAACGAGATGAAGGGTCTGTCAATGATCAATCAAAAACTGGAACGCTACTTTATTCGTCGACCTTCTTTCAAGCCCAAGGTCTTCATCGGACAGGAAGAAGAATACCTCGACCTTCCTGACATCCCCAAGAGGAAGCGCATCCTCAAGAGGCTTTTGCACCTTCTGAACATACGTCGTTTTGACAAGATGGACAAGATACGCGAGAAACTCACACAAGTTCGCAGGGACACGATGACCAAGCTGGTTCAGATACAGCGAGACATCTTCATCAACTCCAAGGAGTGTTGGGTGCGCGCTGAAAGGGCATCGGTGTTAGACAAGAAACACGCGAACGAGGAACTCAAAGCTGAGCACGCCAAAATCTCGGAACACATTTCATCGAACCTGAGCGACTACATGGTCGAGGTGCCGAAGCCCTTCAAAAACGCTACGGTCATCAGTGAGAACGACACGCGAGCAAACTGGAAGAACCCAGAGTTCAAGCGCCTCTATGCGAACCGGATGCGATCACTGATCTACGCAATTCGCAACAACGACAAGTCCAAGTTTTTGGACAGGATCAAGAACGGCGAACTCAAGCCAAACACCTTCGACGCCAAAGAGATATGGGATCTTTGGTATCATGAACCAAAGAAGGAGGTGGTCGAGAAGAAGCCAGAAGAATACGAGGACGGAATGTTCAAGTGCGGCAAGTGCAAGTCCATGAAGACCACCTACGTGGAGAAGCAGACACGATCTGCAGACGAGCCGATGACCATATTCATCACCTGCAGAATGTGTGGAACTGTGATGAAGCGTTAAAGAAAAGATGTGGAAGATATTTAGAATGTGTAGCATCTGTGGTGAAGACATTTCCTTCGTCTGCAAAGTCAACGTCCGTTGCGGTCATCACGTTCATCACGAGTGTCGTCTAAACCTGGTCCCATTCACAAAATGTTCAATATGTAATAGAATTATAGTTGATAAAATTGATGTTCATTTGAGCGACAACGATGAATTTTGTCATAAGCGTTGTGAAACCAATGCGCGACGCTATTATCCACCTTGTCCGGTGGAAGGATGTGGTATGGCTTTGCACAAACACCATGTCATAACAAATAAACAGTGTCAGAAGATAATAATGGAACTCGAAGGAAAGTCGTATGAAGAGCGCATGGCGATCTACCTTTCTTACGGGTTCCGCGAAGATGAATTGGGTGGAGGAGAACTAGATGAAGAAACATGGAAAAAGATTCAAACAATCATTTCAGCTTCTTCTCAGGAAAAGGAAACCGAGGAACAAGTCATTGTAAACAAAGAACCCAAACCAAAACCTGTAATCACTCCACCCAAGACCTACGAACCCCGAGAACTTGCTCCTGGTGAGCGATACAAGCCACCGAACAAGTCTAGACGACCCCAAGAACGCGGAGCTTCTCTAAAAACTCTAGTTCCTCGCTCTGTGAAGGATAGGGTTCATGTTTCCCCTCAAGAAGATTTTGCTTTATTTTCACAAGGTCCAATTTAGAAAGGGTCACGGATCCAAGAATGTAGTCTTCATAGGCTTCGGCGACCGCTGGAATCAATGGCTTCACCAGGTCGTACATCGCCTTGGCGTACAACTGAATCTCCGGTTGGGCATGACTGTCCATCCTGAGACGCAGATAGTGAAGAAGATTGTGCAAGTTTATCTTCCAGTAGAATTCGGTATAGGTCGACAGAGGCAGATGTTCCCGTGCTGTCTCTCGGGCAACTCCATGATCCAAGAGCCTTTGGTAGACATCGAACGCCTGTTCGCACGAAGCCTTCTGGTCCCTCAGCAGCACCATGGACTCGGGCGAATCCAGAACTCCGTCGGAACCTTGATGGTTCACCTTTGACTGACCACGGAACTCTGCCGGAACGTGAAACTCCTCGGGCAACTGTGAATACCTTCCGGAAATTTCATTGATGCTGGCAGTCCGATGACGCATGTGCTGCCGAGCCAGAAAGATGGGCATCTTGATGTGAAACTTGAAGTCCACCATTTCGAAGGGTGTTGTGTGGGCGTGACGGAGCAGGTAGCGAATCAGACCACGATCACTCCGAACACTCTTAGTGCCTTCTCCATACGAAACGCGGGCGGCTTGAACTATGGCATGATCAAGATCCTCCCTCGGCATTGTATCGACAAGACGTACGAACCCATGCTTCTCCACACGGATTTCTGACATTTATCTTACTAACGAATGTATTCTCTAATTAACATCACATCACAGTCACCCTCCACCGGAAGACCCTTGTCCCTCCACCCTTCCAAACCATCTTCGAGAACAAATATGTTAGTAAAGCCATATTCGTTCATGTGGACCTTGGCCATCTTGGCAACCAGTGACTGCTTGTTGTTTCCGTAGAGCACGATGGCTTGCTCGAATCCGGGGAACGTTCGACCGGTTCCCGAAAAGAGTCCTTCCCCTCGCTTTTCGACATCCATGTAAGTTACCTTTTCAACTTTTTCGGGTAGTTCACTTGGCGTATCTGGCTCCTTCGTCGGCATCACGATCGGCTCATTCTGTCTGGAGACCTCGACGTCATACATTCGGATTGCCCTCTCCAAATCAGTATCTTTGTTGATCTTCAACTTGGTCGCTTCTTCCAATTTCTTGGACTTTTCGGCAAATTCCATTGGCTCGATGTTCCTCAAAGGTCTTACTTGTTCAAAAGCAATTCTAGCACTATTCTCTGCTATCCGAGCATTGTTTGAATCGTCAGTTGCAGTGATCACCCTGGCCCGTGCCAACAGCAGGCGATCGGAGCGCTCCCTAAGAACCTTCTCCTCGTAGGATCTCTTTTCGATCCGCTGGGGGTCATTTTCACCAGCAAGAACCGCATTGATGCGATCAAACTCCACCATGGGAAAATTGATCGAGTTCGGAAGTCTACAATTCTGAAAATGTGTCTGTGAACCTACGTGAATCAACATGAGGTTTGGTCGTGACAATCTGAGACTATGTAATTGTTCTGGTGAAACCATTATATTAATATTACTCATAATTTCTTACGGCGAGTGCCACGGGAAAGCGAGGGACGCCGTCTTGGGTGAGACCCTGAAACTGAACGGTGAGCATTTCACCCATCAACTTGCCTCGGTTCTTCCACAGCTCCCTCCGACTCTCCATGGTTCCCTTGGGTCGAGCCTTGAATGTGTCTCCGTCCTTGGTCTCGCAGATCCAAATGGGTGTCCCGCGATCCTTGCCTTCCGCCTCCTCGGCACCCACGATTTCAAACTCCTCGGTCATCATCTTCTTGTACTTGATGCACTGGGACGAGCGCCTGTTAAGCAAGTAGGGACTTTCGGCCACGCGCACCACCACACCCTCGTGACCTTCTGCCACAAACTTGTCGTGATATTTGTCAGCATCCTTGGCAGTCCCTTGATATGAAGGGACGATCTTGATCATGGGATGTTTGATTGACTTGATGATTTCCTTGAGCCTCTCGTAGCGTTCCATGAAGGGCATCTCCAATTTACTGAGGCGAAAGTAGTCAAAGCAGTGAAATTCCAGTTTGGG